CGTTCTCTGGCCGCCTGCCGAAGCATCGCCAGCCGCTTCGGCGTGGTGCCCTTCGGATAGCCGCTATCCGTCACGCCATCGTGGTCGGTTAGTCCCTTCTCCACCAGCCGCTCCCACGGCGCGCCGCACTCAGGGCAGCAGCCCCACTCCGACGTGCCCGCCAGGATGCACGGCTCCACCAACTTCTCGGGGAACACGGCGAAGTGAGCGCCGGGGAACGGCTGCGTCGCTATCTCCCAGACGGAGCGGCGGTTGCGACCGGCAGGATTATAGTCCCGATGACGATGAATCATGCCGCCGCCGTCCCACCCTTGTGTTCGGGGTGCATAGGAGTCGTCTGAAATACCATCGGCTCCCTTGAATCCATCAGGCCGGTGGACATCTTGGTGCGGCTCCCGCACCGCGTCCTGGTCCCAGAAGTAGCGCTCCGCCTTCGCCAGCAGGAACAGGTACTCGTGGCTCCGCGTCGGCCTGTCCCTCACCGATTCCGGCATGGGGTTGGGCTTGCTCCAGATGATGTCGGAGCGCAGCCACCAGCCGTCGGTTTGTAGCGCGAAGGCCACGCGCCAGGGGATGCCCACGAGATCCTTGGGCTTCAGGCTGGATGCCGTGGGCCGGTTGCCGTCGGCACCACTCGCGCTAGGTCTATTCGTTCCTTGCTTGTACCCGATGCGCGTCCCGTGCCCGTCCCGGCCAGCGGCATTGTATGAGTCGCCCAGGTTCAGCCAGAGAACACCGTCGTCCCTCAGCACCCGCCGCACCTCGCGCATGACGGCCACCAAGTGCTCGACGTACAACTCCGGCGTCGGCTCCAGGCCCAGCGTGCCGCGCCAGGCACCGCAGCGGCGACAGAAGGCGCTTGTCCATTGCGGCCGGCGCTCTTGGCCCGGCGGAGTACCAGCAAGCGTGGAGCCATTTAGCGCCCCTGACTGAGAACGGCCCTCTATGGGCTCCCCCCACTCGTGCTCGCACCCTTCGACAGGCTCAGGATTGCCCCAGACAGTTGGCTCCAGCCCATAATCCCGAAGGCCCCAGAAAGGCGGGGAAGTAACGCAGCAATGGAAGTGGCCGTCGGGGAAGCGGGCCAGGGCGTCCCGGGCGTCGGCGCAGATGATATCTACGGTCATTACGTCCTTCTGTCCGAGGCTGTATTCGCGCCGACCTCATCGGCTGGAACCGCGTCAGTCCTATGTAGCCCCGAATCCAGGCGGTGGATAGCATCTGTGTAGGGCTGGGAGCACGGGACATTGCCCTTGAAGGTACAGAGGCAGCCGTCGTTCCCGCACTTATCGTCGACCCTCTCTCGGCCCGCCTCTAACATTCTGCGGATCGGTTCCACATCTTCATCCCGAATCAGCCACCATGTTGTCATCATCCGTCTCCTTTACGCCTTTCCTGTCCTGGCTGTAGACCGCCGTTTGCGTAGCTTCGGCCGGCCACCCGTCGGCTTCGCGCTGACGTCCACCGGCGTCACATGGTCCGCCCGCACGATGACGGCGCGGACGTGGGCTTGACCCCGGGTGCCCACGACGGTCTGGACGGCATCGCGGGGCACATGGCCTCGCCTGCACCGCAGGAGATAGTGCCGATGGCCCTGGTGGATGGCGGGGATCGCCCCGTAGACCCGCCGCACGACGCCCCTGTAGCGCACGTGGCTGGGGCAGGGATAGCGGGCCGATGGTTGATACTTGCCGTGGGGGTTATGGCCGTTGTCGCGCATCTCAGGGCGCGTTTTTGCTTTCGTAGCGGGTTTCAGGAGGGTCGTCATGGTATCAGCTCGATCGTCGCCCAGCTCCCGACCTGGGCGAGCCACGCCCGGCCCTCCCAGTAGTCCCAGAAGAAGATGTCGACCCAGAAGGCCGGGCCGAGGCCTCTGTCGTTGCAGACGTAAACGCGCCCAGTAGGATCGCCTTCAATCGTGAAGGTAGCGCCCAGAGGTAGTGCGCTTCCACAAGCAGCGCCTCCCTCATGGACAGGCTGGCCGCTGGCCGTCGTGCCGCAGTACGTCGGGGGTGGCCCCTGGCAGTGATAGAACGTGACGGCGACATCTACCGTCTCTCCGGCCGGTAGCTCCGGCTGTGGCGCAGCGATGGCGTCGCCCTCCGCCCGTTCCGGCCCGGGGGCAGGCGCGGTGGCCTGTCCTTGATCTGGGGCCGGTCCCGGCTCAGGTGCATTGGGACGTGGGATGGGCGTCGGCTCGGCCTGGGCCGTTGCGGCGGGAACAGGATATGGAACAGGCGTTGGAACGTCTCGCCGCTGAGGAGTAGCGCGTACAAGGCCAATATCAGGGCCGATGATCCCAGCACCCACGGTGCCATCGCCGTCAGGAATTCGCGCATCGTCGCCTCCGATGGGGGCGCTGGCTAGGGCGGCCAGGATGACCCCAGCCGCCAGGGCCGCCCGCGCCCACCTCAGTCCGCTCCCTGCCCGCTAGCCCGTTCCCGTGCTGCCTGCCCGCCGTCCAGCATCCAGAGGGGCACTTCCACCCAGTCCTTATCTGGATCTAGCTCCGGGTGTTGGCGTTGGCGCCGTTCCCTCTCTAGCTCTAGCCGTGCCTTCGGTGTCAGCGCTATCGTTCTGTAGTCTCCATGCTTCGGACTCACGTCGCCCGCTCCTTCCGGTATGCCCGCCGCCCGCGCTCCAGCTCCCGCCGGCGCCGTTCCCTCTCCCGCAGGCCCTTGGCGCAGAACACGGCCAGCGGCGGGGCCCCCGGCATCGATGCCTGCGGGTCCCCGTTGATGTAGTCGGGGGCCAACAGCGTCAGGCTATCGTCGTGATGGTTCTTCCCGTGGCAGTCGCATTTCATCAGTCAGCCTCCGGTTCTGGGAGTTCCGGCTGCTGGGCTTCCTCGGCCTCGCGCTCTCGCGCTCCTCGGGCGTGGGGTCATTCGTGCGGTGCTGGAGTTCGTCGGCCATGTCCTCCACCACCTGCTGTAGCGGCAGGCCCTGCGTCTCGGCCCGCTGCTCGGCGTAGGCTTTCAGGTCCCCATCCTCGGGGCCAGCGCCGAAGTAGGCGTGGACAGCGGCTTTGTCCATGCCACGCTCGGATGCGAGGACCCATAGCCGTGACCAGTCGGTGCCGTTGATGACGGTGGCCTGGGCCTCGATCACGTCGCCCTCAGACTCCGGTTCCACTGGCGGCAGGCCCTCCGGCGTGGCCTTCTGGAGACAGTCGTTGAATCCCATACGGAGCGCCCGAACTGTGGCCTGTTTCAGCGCCATGTCCCACGGATCTTCGACGACGTGCCGGGCCTTGGCACCGCGCCCGCGGGCATCGGTCTCGGCCTCGCTGGCTTGGGCTTGACGTCGTGTCAGGATCGCGCGTCGGGTGAATGTCGTGATCGGCCAGTCCTTGGGCTTGACGCCCTTCACGGGCCATCGACGAATGATCGTAGCCACAGCGAAGTAGTCGTCGGGCGCGACTTTGAATTGCGCGTACTCATCGGGAGAAGCCTGCCGGGCATCGATGGCGGCCAGTTGGCCCGGTGCCTCGCGATTGATGAGATGCATCCAGCCTTCGCGCTCGATGTAGACGCGGCCATTGAAGGGCATCATGTGGCCCATCCAGGGATTGAGGCCATATTTGTTGCAGATGAGGATGAACTGCCCCACCGTGAGGGAGTCGCCGAATTCCTTTTGCCCGAAGCGCGATATGAGCGCCTTATGGGTTCCGGGCGTGTCCTTGATGACGAGCGTGGTGTCGCGCTTCGCCAGGGCCTTAGTCTCAGTCATGCCGCGTCCCCCTTCTTGGCCGCGCATTCGGGGCAGTTCTTCCGCGTGCAGGGATAACGGCTGCCTTCCGGCGGGTGCCGGCCTTCGATGTAGGCCCCGTGGCCGATATCATCGCCGCTTCCGTAGATGCCGATCTCCCGCGCGGGCCTCGGTCGCTGCTCCGGTGCCGACAGCTTGAATGAGCAGTCGTCACAGTAGGCCAGCTTTGGGGATTCCGAAACCCATGCCAGGAAGCGACGGCAGCGCGAGCAGTAGAGCTCGTGCGATGCCCGCTTCCAGTCGTGCATGACGGCCTCGCCCTTCCTGCGCCGGGCCGCGCCCGCTTCGGCCAATAGGGCAGCGGGGTTCTCCGTCTGCTTCATGGCGATTTAAGGACTTGATCCCATCGCTTGCCGGCGGACGGCAGGGGCACCGCCGAGAGGAGTATTGAGGTCGCGTGAAGTGGGCGTGATGGAGGCCCGTCTGGACACGACTGCTACATCCCTGCCGTCGGCGGGAAAGCGATAGGCGGGGGCCGGGTCACGCCCCTGATTACCGGCCCCCATATATGGCAGGCTAGAACGCGATGGGCTACCCTCCTTTCCAGCTATTCCATTCCCCACCGCAGCCCTGGAGAGTGGTCGGCCGGTCTCCAGTCTACGGGCAAGCCCAGGGGGTGCGGCTCGGAAGCCGTGGCCTGCGGTGGAAAATGGAACGGTCACAGCGCGAGCGCCCCCTGCTCCAATTTGACTGAAGATGCAATGACGATTTCGCTCGGGAACGAGTCAATCCGGTATGCCTTGAAACAAGTGACGCCATCCGTATTCGAAAGGGTTTTAGAGATGATGGATGCATGCTGCCTAATTAGCGCAGCCCTGAAGACATGGAGATCTAGCAGGTACCACGGATGAATTAGCTCGTTTTCGTCTCGGATATGCCCGTAGAATAGCCAATCACCCCAGCCATCCACGATTTTGGCGAGTTCCGTCTTAACACCACTCGCCCGATTAGACCGTATCGTGAATTCACCATAGAAGCGCTCATATCCGGGCCGCCGCAACCTACAGGCAACTTTCACGCTCTTGTTCTGTAGGACCATGAGATCAGCGGCGTTCTTCGTATCGATCTCAAACGGCGATGGTTCCAGCACGTATGGCCCTACGATGGCCTTGATCTGCTCAATATAAGAGTCCGACCATTCGCGGTCCGACAAGTAATCACCTTGCGGAGACATCTGCGAACCTCTGAACCTCATCGCCCAGTTGGTCGAAGCCCGGACGCGCTTCCCGACTGAAGACATCGAGGCGCGGCTCCGGGCTAACCAATCGCACGAGATCGTAGAACTCGTCCGGCTTTCGGGAATGCTCGCGTACGGGCGCGTGAAGGTCGACGCGCTCGCCAAGCTTCATCAGGGGCAGGTTTCCGATGCGCCCGAATAGGACAAACTCGGTCGTATACATGAATGAGAAGGGCGTGATCCCGACATTCTTGACCCAGGTGATTAGGCATTCGTAGTTGACGCCCCATCTCCCGAAGATGTCGAGCGCCGCTGGCAGAAAATGGTGCGTCGTCCAGAGGTAGATATGACAGCCGGATTCAACCGCGTATTCGCGGATGTCCCAGTCGCCGATCTCGGTGAGCGTAAGCGTTGGCGTGGCGTAATCGTGGACTGCGCCTTGGTTCGGTCTGACCTCTCGCTGGATGCGCTCCATCGGCCAGGGCGGGTCGATGATGATGGTACGGTATAAGCCATCCTCATGGCCTTCCGGATTCTTGCGGCACCACTGGCGCAACTGCGCGACCGACCAGCCCTCGCGCTCGGCCCGGGTCAGCACATCCTCGGCGTCCTTGCGGGCAGCGACAACGAAATGGTGCCCCCAGGCCAGATTTTGCGAACGTTCGCAAAATCTGTTGGCCACGCGCCGGTAGTCTAGCAAGGTGCTGTAGTTGGCCCCGATGGCGTCGGCGTAGCGCTGTAGATCGCGCTCGCCATAGTGGGTCTCGACTTGCGCGGCCAGATCACCCAGCCGCCAGTTGGCGGCATCACCCATCTTCCGGGCCTCGATCCCCTCGTTGACTAGTCCCTCCCAGTCGAGGGGAAGTTCTGGTTGCTGCCCGTTGTCGCCCATCACGCCCCCTTCTCGCCGTCCCCCGGCGGCAGGATGACCGCCAGGGGGATGCCGGTAGCGAACGAAAGAAGTCGCGCCAAGCGCCTCGTCAGGGCCGCACGGCCACACAACACGTCACTCAGATGATGATCGGTGACAGCACAACGCTCGGCCACCTGAGATTGCGAAAGACCCTTCGCCTTGATTAGAGCTTGGAGGTCATTGCGGCGCGTGAGAGTGGGCATTTTCGGTACTAACTCCTTTCGCACTTGTGAATTTACACCCGCGAATTCGCACTTGTCAAGCCTTCTGTTTACGTGTTATGCTGGATTTCTGCCGAATTTCTTGACGGATGCGAAGTGGTGGCGTATGGTAGGTGGTAGAACGGTCATGGACATCCCTCAATTGCTATGGGGGGTGTTGGAGAAAGAGGGGCACGGGAGCATCGCTGAGATGGCCAGAGCGAAACACGTAGCGTACACGACGCTCTACAGCTGGATGACAAAGAAGCGGAGCCACCGGCGCGTCCCCTGGAAACCAGCATCTCTCTTGACGATCTCGCGGATCACTGGAGAGCCGGTCGAGCGGCTTCTAGGGATAAGCGGGGACGGACGGGACTCCTCAGGCTAGCGCACTTTACCTAACGTCGCCCTTTAGATGTTCTGACAAGCCCACGGAAGGGGCACCCACATCCAACAACACAGTTATGTTAATCGCTTTTGAAAGGCGCAACGATAGGCAGGGGGAAGGCGTCTCAGTCATTGGGGGAACGTGCCGTGAAAGGAGGTCCTGAAGGAGGCCCTGACTGTACCTGCGCCGAGGGACAGCTCCCGTGGTGCCCATCCTGCGCAGTCTCCGTAGCCTTCGCCCTGTGGCTGGAACACGGCGGCAATCTCACCCATGATGACATCGGTATCCTACGCCGTCGCATCCCCAGGATCAACGGATACGTGGCGGCCATCCTCATCGAGAGCATGAAGCGCCTACCGTCACCGCGCAACGGGCGTCGCCCTTATGTCGACCGCTCCCCCGGGCCTAAACGTTAGGGCGCGTCGGCATAGTATTTCGAGAAGCGGGCCACCTCGCTGAGCTCCCCGGCCTCCTTGCAGGCGTCGGCCATCGCCAACTGGATCAGTGCCTCCTGGCCCGCGCCAGCGCCCTCCACCTGGCTGCTCACCAACTCCCAGTAGTCCGGCTGACAGTAGATGTCGCCGCCGGTGTCCCGCAGCTGCTGGCGGGCGACGCCCAGATAGCCGTTGTAGTAGCGCTGGTTCTCCTCCGCCCTGGTCTCGGACCGAGTGTACGACTCGGAGGAATCGTCGTCGCCCCCTTGGGCTAGGGCCGCGATGACGGCGATGGCGAAAATGACACCGACGGCGATGAGCACCCATCGCATAGCCAACACCCCCTTTCGGCGCCCATTATACAGCATCGCCGGGTCCCTGCCCGCCGGTAGGCAGGCGGCAATCGCTTGCCACCCGATAGCGGAATTCTATTGCGTGTATAAGCTATAATGTAGCTGGAATGGCACGCACCTTCCGCGTCGAGCGCGGCTTCATCGTCGCCATCAGGCCCGGCTGGAATGAGATGAGGACGCCGGACCAGATCGAGCACTGGAAACGCGGCATGCTGAGCAAGCCGCTGGAGGGTGCCGCAGGCTAGGACATAGAGGCCACCGGTCCACCGGGGCCGCCGCTGTCTTCGGACAGGGCGGCCCCTTTCTTTTGCGAGGAGGTGATGCCGTTGGAACCCCGCACGGGTGATCCACCACAGGATTTAGGACAAGGGTAGGCAGGGCGGGAGTGCTGAGGGCGATACGTGACTTCGAAGAGAGACGGCGGCGGATCGACGCCTGCCCGAAGTCGCGCAACGGTCGGCACTGGTACACGGGATACCCGCGGGCGACGCGGCGATGCCGCTGGTGCGGGAGGGGCGGCGATGGCGCGTAAGCCGCCGCTGGAGCGGCCGCCCGTCCGGCTATTCGACGCGCTGGGCCGCAGGGGTCAGCTGTGGCTCCTAGCGCTGCTCTACTGGGAGGCGATGTCCCAGCCCGAGCGCGACGAGGTGAGGGCCGTGCTGGAGGTGCCGCCCGACTACGAGCCGCCCGCGCTGGCGCTCGGACTGGAGGGGCGGGCCGAGCTCGACAGGCTGATGAGGATGAGGCCGGGGCTGCTGGGCCAGTGGCGGGAGGAGGCGATAGACCGGAACCTGCCGGAGGGGGATGAGTGAGTCGCCGCCTGGGGGAGCGCCGCGAGTACGAGCCGAAGGTCGGGCTGGCCCGCGCCGTCCACGACGACTATCACAGCCGGACGGTGCGCGTCAGGGCTGCCCGCTACTTCGAGGACGGAGACCTGAGCCAGGACGACCACAGCGAACCGCTGCCCGCCGGGCCCGAGGGCGCGTCGATAATCCAGCCCGGCGGCTGGCACTGGGGATCGCACCACTTCCCGCGCCCGCACATCCTGGAGGCTATCGAAACGGACCCGCAGTCGCTCAAGGATATCGCCACCGTCTGGGCCGCCTGGGCCCAACTGCGGGACTACGAGCCGCACGGGGAGATACTGGCGGAGCTGGTGCGGCTGGCCTGCGTCCACGGCGAGGTGACGTACCGGAGGGGGCACAACTGGATGCACAGGGGGCGGGCCTACAAGGCGGCGGTGGAGATGGCCGGCAACAGGGACAAGCTGTGGGGGGACCTGACGGTCGCCTGGGGGGTCATCGCCGTCCTGGCGGTGGAGGCGCCCGTGCTTCGACGGGCTCAGGACGCGGGGGCGGTCGACGAGCGGGCCGTCGCGTGGGCGCGGGGACGGGGGCTAATCTAGTGGCCCCTTTATTGGATAGTCGCCCCGTTCGCGTTGCAGTAGTTCACATTCAGGGCAATCCGGTCCTTTGTGGTGTTTGCATCCATTCCACCACCAGTAGATCGCACTCAACCACCGCCGCCAGGCCGCGAGGGGGTTAGGGGGACGCATTGAATCGCTCATTCTCGGATATTGGCTCCCATCGTATCCAGATTTCGCCTGCCTTGAGTTTGCTAATGATGCGACCAGCGCCTTGATCAAGAGGTACAACGAGTCCGGTAAATTCGCAGAAGTTGGCAAGCTTCTTCCAACGTTTCGTGACGACGATTTCTTTCATCATGCCCTCAGTCTAGCACGTCCACCGCCGCCGCGAGCCGTTCCGGGGTGGTGTGCAGGTAGATCGAGGTCGTCTGGATGTTGCTATGCCTCATCAGATCCTGCACGTCACGGATGTTGACGCCGCCCCGCAGGAGCTCCGTCGCGTAGGTATGGCGCAGGGCGTGGAGGTGGCGCTTCTCGCGGGCGAGGCCGGCCCGGGCCGCCGCGTCAGACATCCAGAACTGGGCGGTCCGGGTGATGATGTGGGTGTCGGGCTTGCGGCCGGGGAAGACGTAGGGCGAATACGCAGATGTGTATAGTTCCTGTAGGGCGTCGCCCAGCACCTTCGGGATGGGCAGGTGGGCCTCCTTGCCCCCCTTGCCGCGGCGCACGTGGATGTAGCGGGGCCGCCCGTCCTCCCAGCGCAGATCGTCCCACCTGAGCCCCGCCGCCTCGAACGCGCGCAGGCCGGCGCGGGCGCAGAGGAGGAAATAGAGCCGCTGTAAGGGATTGGCGGCAGCCCGGAGGAGCGCGTCTAGCTCGTCGGGCTCAAGGAAGGTCGGCAGGCGCCGGGCTGCCATCGCTCACTCGGGCAGGCACTCATCGCCGCCGAGGTTGTGGATCAGGTTGGCTATTATGGCCTCCTCGCGTTTCGCCCGCGCGACGGCCGCCCTCTCCGCTGGCGACAGGCGGTTCTCCGTTTTCGGCATCCAGTTCGTGAAGTCCCGTTCATCGCCACAAAGGCGACAGCGGCCCCGCGATGTGGGGCCGTTCGGGCTCTCGATGATCCAGTGGTGGCGGCAGGGGTTCGTCACGGCGCCAGTTCCATCAGGTCGGCGTTGACGGCGATGGCGAGCAGTTGGATCCGTAGCGTGCGCCAAAACGGCCCCTCATGCAGCCGCCAGGTGAAGCCGCGCAGGATAGTGAGCGGCGGCGTCAGGGCGATCATATTGAACGCCATCCAGGGTCCGGCCCGTTGATGATAGCCGCCGCTCCGTAGGACGATGTTGATCCAGATGGGGCGGCCCGCAAGCATCAGCCTTTTCGGAATTCGCTTTTCGACCGGATGTGCCTGCCAGCCGTATCCCAATAGAGATGTCCGGCCACGAAGGCCATGAAGTCCGCGAACAGCATATATGGGAGGGCAAGCCAGCCCGCCCACATGACGAACATCATTTGGCCGATCACGAAGGCGGCGGCAACCGGGACCGCTATCGCCAAGGCCGCTCCGGGGTATCGGTCGCTCCAGTCCCTGATCTCATAGGTCCAGGGGCGGCCGGATGTGCGCCGCCAGAAGAACTCGTAGATGCGCTTTAGAACTCTCACTTTAACCCCTGCGCTGGCAATTCGCTTCTTGCCCGGATGCCTCGGCGGCTGCACGCCATCTATCGACTCCCCGGCCTGGACGCGGCGGTGTATCTCATCGTGGTAGGCATCGGCCAGGAGGCCGCAGACACGGCACTTCAGCCGAACAGGAGCTTGAGCAAGATGCCCAGAAGGACGAATAGGCCGATGGCCATCTCCGCCTCTAGGCGCGCGACCCGCTCCCTGATCTGGCCGACGACGCCCCATAGGTCACGGTAGTTACTGATACCGTTGTTCTTGTTCTTGTTCTTCGTCTTCAGTGCCATGTTCACCCCGCAGTGCGGACAGAATCGCCAGCGTCGGTCCACCCGGCGCAGGCAGCGGATGTTGCGGCAGAATGCGTACTCCCCATCAGAGCGTCATCACCACCTGGCTGTGCGGGAAACCCTCGGCGGCCGGGCAGAAGTGCTTGGTCATCCTGCTGGGGGAGCCGGAGGCCAGGAATCCAACCACGACGCCGTACACGCGGGAGGCCACATCAACGGAGCGCGGCCCCACCTGGAAGCCGTAATCGCCGCTGGCCCCCGTACCGTTGAACAGGGCGTTGCTCCAAGCCTGGGGCACGCTTTCCGGCGTCTTCTCGAAGAAGTAATAGAGCCACGTCCATTGGTTAGGGACGCTTGAGCCAGGGACAGCGGTGTACTCGATGGGCGCGGCATCGTCTATGGTGGCCACATATTTGTCGGACAGCGGGTCGCCGCTCGCGTCGGTCTTGGTGAGCATGGCGACATAGACGGCCTCCAGCGTCCCATCCACGTCCTCTATCTCGAATAGCTGATTCTCAGTGCCTACAGGATCGGACGAGATGTAGTCGTTGGCCTCGTCGTCTTCGTCTTCTACGTCGTCCACCGTGCGCCACCTATAGTCGGCGTGACGGCAGTTGAAGTTGCCCACTGGCGTCCACCCATCGTACCCCGCAAAACCCTCCGGGTTGTCCGACATGGGATAGCGGGCGTGGACGGCGCGGACTAGCTCATCGACATCCGCAAGCGAATCACCCTCCACCCAGTACAGGTCGGCGAACCTCTGGGTCATGCCGGTGGGGACTTTGTTCCCCAGGTGCTCCCAGCCGAGGCTTGGTGTGCCCGCGATGCCAGCGCCGCCGATCCCGGCGTCCTCCTCCCACGGCACCGCGCCGTCATTCCCGTCATCCGTCCAGGCCCCGGACGTATAGCGCCTCAGTCGGGCGCGGGGCGTCTCCGCGTCCTCGTCCACCTCCAGGCACCACAGGTCGTAATCCGTGGGCCTGTCTATGATTCCGCTGTCGCCCAGGTTCTGCCAATTGGCCCCGTCGTAGTATTCCAGGCCCGTGTGGAACTTGCCCTCGGCCTCTGCGGGGTCGATGTGCCAGAAGACACGCACGGCACCGGCGGCACTCGTCATGTGCCCGCCATAGTGGGTGCATGGCCCCGAAATTATCGAGTCCCCCTGGCCGCCATGAGACGAGAAGTATGACCTGAAATAGAGGGCGTAGAAGTCCTTGCCGTGGGTCTGTCCGCTGTCAACGAAGGTGAAGTCGTTGACGGTGCCGAGTACCATGCCGCCACGCGAGCCTGGATTGCCCCCCGCGTTGTCCTGGTCTCGGTGGGAGAGGATTGTCGCGCCGTCGTCAGCCAGTGGGATATACGCAAGGTTCGTGGGGTCGGTGTCTAGCTCGCTAGTCCCCGTGATGTACCACAGCATCTCGTCGAGCGAGAGCATCCCCAGCCATCTACGGGTCATCGCTCACCCCACCGGCCACATCTTCTTCCACCAATCGGGGTTGTTGGATTGGTGGAAGAACACCCTGGGATAGGGCTCTATCTGCGCGACGTAGGCGTGGCCCTCGATGATAGGGCCGTACTTCTGGGTCAGGGTCTGCTCCATCATGCGGGCCAGCGCCCACCTGTCCCTGCCCAGGAACGCGATGCCTGAGAAGTTCTCCTCCCGCCTGTCGCCCCACGTTCCGACTACCCTTGTCATGTCCTGGGAGAGGTCGGGCGGGTCGGGGTGGCCCCCCTTGCCGTCGACTATCATGGCCCGCAACCGGCTCTCCAGCCGGGGATAGCCCTCGAACATGGGCAGGCCGTTATCCAACGCCTGTTGGGCGGTGATACCCAGTTTCATGCGAACTAAATAGATGCTGTCCCGCCAGGAGTTGTGGTAGGATGCCGAGACGTTGGCTATGACTATCTCGGCCACCTGACGAGGGAGTCCCGACAGGAAGGGACGGGCCTGCCTCATCACCTCCACCACCAGATCGTGGTTGTAGCTGGAGACGTCCGAGGGCAGTCTGGCCCCCGTCCAGTCGGTGCGGCGGGACATCAACCACTTGGTGCCGTTCTCGGGCAGGGCGCAACCCGAACCGTCAGAGTCGTAAACGTCCATGTCCTCCATGATGTAGGCGGACAGGTCGAAGCCGGAGAAGTCCACCCAGTGCCAGAAGGAGTTGGTCAGGTCGTAGTCGTCGGGGAGATCTCGCTCCCTGAGACGATAGAGTTTCTTGGGGGTGCCCTGGAGGACGGTACGCATTACGTCCGCTTCACCTTCAGGGCGAGCGTCACCCGTTCCACGGTGGCCACGCTGTCGACGTTGAAGCGCAGGATGTCGCCCGCCGCGATATCGTCCGTTGCCCAGTCGGTAACATCCGTATCCTGGGCCTTCGTTGTGGCGCTCAGGGTCGGTTCCTTGCCCGCCCCCGGCATGGCGTCGGCATTCGTCGGCGGGAAGTTGGCGTATGAATCCTTCCAGATGTCGATGACTATGGAACCTGACTGATCCGGCAGGATGGACCAGGCCATGATGGTGCAGGCGAAGTCCACCTGCACATCGCCCTTGATGCCCGTCGTGATAGCCTCGCCGCCACCGTCGATGATGAAGTTGATGGTCTCGAAGTCGTCCTCGACCACCACGCCGCCAGCGCCGTCGGCCTTGAACACCTGCCCATCGGTAGCCGCACCGGAGCCGAGATCTTGGACGGCCAATCCCGTGACGCGATCCGCCAGGCAATACCATTTAGCGCCGATGGCGTTATACATGAGGATAGCGAGGTCTTGATCCCCAGACAGCGCGATGTCCGCCCCACCCGAACAGATGATGTTGCCCGTGTTGTGCTTGATCGTGATCGTGTCGGCTGCGTCCGAGACTTGCAGGAAGAGCAAGGCGCTGCCACCAGCGACTGCCGTAATGGTGTCGAGGTCATCCGACGTGCCGCTTTGGGGTTGGAGCTTGTGCCAAGAAGACGTCTGCGTGATGGCGCCGCCGGAGATCGTGAGTTCGCTGGGCTCGGTGCCCGTTAAATAGAGATATTTGCCAGCATGAATGTAATCCTCGAAGAGGCCAGCCAACGCCCTGATAGGGACATATGCGCTATCGGCCGCGTTTCGGGCATGAACATTGGTGCCATATGCCTTCAGGATCGCCGCCACCGCGCCACTGTAACGGAGCTGGACGAGACCGTCCTTGAGCAGCACCCCCTCGACGAGGCTGCCGTTACCGGGCGTCTTTTCGTTGATGGTGTCGGCAGTGATGGGATCGGGCAGGTCGGCGGCCTGGATCGCGGAGCACGTCGGCGCGGCCGCGGCGCCGGCGGAACGCAGGAAGGTTCCGGCGGCCCCCAGCGCGATCTCCTGCTGATCCCCGCTACCGTCGGTATGGATCAGCTTCCACGTGCCGAACTCGGTATGGGCCTCCGGGCCGTGGGGACCGGCGGCCGGTAGGTTCTCCATCGCCGGCGCCGACGCGGCGCCGGTGCTGGTGAGCACTTGGCCATCCGTCCCGAGGCCGATCTCCTGCTGGTCCCCGTTCGCATCGGTGTGTATCAGCTTCCAGGCGGCGAACTCGGTGTGACTGGCGGGGCCGTGCGCGCCTGCGGCCCCCGGCCCGATGTCCAGCCAGACGGCGGCCCCGGCTGTGGCGTCAACGCAGACGTAGACTTTCCGGGGTGAGGCAACGATATCAATCCAAATTGAGCCGACGCCGTAGCCCGCCGTCTCGTCGTTGCTCGCCCCCGGTGCCGCCGTGGCCGCGAGGTTGTGCTTTGGGGGATGGGAATGCCCTTTCTGAGACGCGCCAATCCCCGCAGGCGTGATGGGATCGCTACCGCCCTCGTGGGTGTCGGCATGGGCCGCTGGCTCTATCGTCGCGCCCTCGACCAGCTTCGGCTCGCGGACGGTACGCGTACCTATCTGCTCGCGCAGCGCCTCACGTGCCTGACGCCTCAGCAGATCCTCGCGGGGGATGCCCATTCGACTAGTCGACGATCAGCTTCTGCCGCTTTAGGACGCGCTGAACTATGGCCTCTACCTGGGGCTCGCTCAGCCCGCCAGTGCCGGTGCCAGCCCGGTCGATGGCGGCGAGCTTGTCCATCACGTCCTTGAGGTCCCGCTCGGCCTCGGTGTAATCGGGGTCGCCCTGCCGGAGGCCTGAACTGAACTGGCCCGTGGCGATGGCGCGGACTACGCCTCGCATCAGCCCGGCCAGATACAGCTTGTCATCATCGTCCAGCTTCGCCATAATGTCCTCCTTCAGGAATGCCTCATCGAATTCGTTGAGGTCTACTGCATGGGCTGGTGAGCCAAGGTTCGTCGTCCCTGCATACTGCTTGCCTACGAGATCGACCAGCATCCACGGGCCATACGGCGCAGGGAAGTCAAGAGTGGCATCGCCGTCGTAGTCGGCGTTCCACAGCTTGAACCGCTTCCAGCGGGCATCGGTGCTTCCGCCCATGTGCCCTGCCCAGAACCAACGGGCGGTGTAGAGCACATCGGCCCGCTTCCCCTCGCGTTCCAGGGCGTTCGCCAGTTCCATCACGCGCGCCATCGTGATGCCCGGTATCTCCACGTCCACGGCCACAAGGCCAATGTTGGCCCACTCGCTACCAGCGTTGGCCTTTATCTCAGCCACCTGCGTCGCCAGCGGCCACCAATTAGGCGGGCTGGCGTTGGCGTAAGCAGCGATCTTGAAGCCTGCCGTGCGGGCATTACGAAGGTTCCTCGCCGCCACGGCCTTCAGGCCGTCGTTACCCGCGTAACCTCCCGTCCAAACGTCCTGCACGGCGACGCGATAGCCGGCCTGAAATCGCGTTGCCCACCATTCGGGCGGCGGCTGGGCGAAACTGATGTCCAAGCCCTTCATTGCTTATCCTCGAATGTCCGCCGCGAAGGCCCCGATTTTGTCGGCCACGTCGTTCCCGATATAGACGCCCAGTTCGGTCGCCCCCAGGAACGGTGTGCGGGTATCGGCGAGTACGTCATAGTCCTGCGTTAGCACGGGGTCGCCACCGGTGCCGCCACGCACCAGTAGCTCGGCGCGGACGTAGCCCCCCGCCATGATCGCCCGTATCGTCTGGGGCGACGATGTGACCGCCGTCTTTCCCACGCCGACCAGCGTGGTGGGGGTGCCGCCGACGACCTTACGAATCTGCAATTGTTGAGTGCTTCCGTTGTAGCGAACGAGCAAATAATTGTCCGTGTCCACGAAACGCAGGATGATGCCAACATCGATGTCGGCCGCTGTTCCGGCAGTATATATGTTAATCTCGGCCACGATGTAGGCGTCGTCCAGGAGTATCTTGGGATTAACGGTGCCGATGCTGGCGGCGGCGGACGACACAACGCGCAAGGCGTTGCTGGTAATTTCTAGGTCGCCTGTCTCCTCCGTCCAGGGATGGCCACTATCGGCATTCCCAAGAGTAGTGCTGTTGGCCCGGTTGAACGTGTCATGGACGGCGGCGGAGCCCCGCCAGTCGGAGCCGTCGTCCACCAGCACGGAGGCAGGCACAATATCACTGGGAATGTAGAGACGGCCCGCATTGCCAGCAGCGGGCAGGGCGGCCAGCGTGCCGACCCTGTGCTGATGAATGACCTCATCCGTCACTTGGGTATCAGTTACGAGGCCGTCATAAAGCGCCTGAATGTTCTCCGGCACCTGCTCATTCAGGGTCGCGCGCGACAGCGAGCCCGCCGGGAAATCGGTAGGTGTGTGCCAATCACTGTTTGACATCTATATGCTCCTATGGCGCCAGGACGTGCACCCCATCAAGCTCCGAGGAATCGAGGATGAACATGTCTGCATCCGTCGGGACTAATTGCCAGGTGGCGGCGATATGCCTCTCGCCGATGGCGACGCTCATGCCGTCGATATAGAATGTGCCGCCCGTGATGTGGGCACTGAACGGGTACGCATCGTTGCTGAGCGTTATCCTGTCGCTGATGGCGCGGCCCAGGATCGTCGCCATATGGCCCGTCGTGGGCGTGTCGGGGAACGCCTCGGCGATGGTCAGGGCGATGCGCGACCGCTGGACATCGCCGAACCGGGCAGCCAGGTAGTCGGCCCAGGACTGTACTACCCGCTCACTGTCCTGGAAGCGGTAGGCGTGTGACACGACGCACGGCAGCGCGGGCATGGTCGTCGGGCTGGCCCTGGCGGGCGTCATATCCGATGGCGAACGGACAGGGGTTGCCCGAAGGGTGAGCGCGGTCAGCTTGATCGGATTGGCGGATGACGAGCTGACCGTCACCACGGCGGCGGCGCCGTAATCTTCAAGGTCGATGCTAAGTGAGCCGGTGGCGTCGCTGCCGTCCGCAAATTCGGCGAAGAAGTCCTCGTTGGCGACGGGCACGATGGTATCGCGCATCAGGCCGCCGCCATGATCTATCTCCACGGTGATGCTTCCGTTGCCGGGGATGGTGCGCGGGCTAGGATAGAGGCTGAAGACGATAGTGCCCGCCTCGCCCGTCTCCCATCTCGGGAAATACAGCACGATCTCGGAGATGCGGTCCGCCGCGTCCATCGTGTACGAGAGGGCGGTGAAGGTCTCGTCGATGGTGGCCTGGCTGACGGTGCTGTGCGTCTCGTGCCAGCGGTGGGCCTGGTCGTGGAACACGGCCTGACCCGCGCCGTCGAAGAAGAACAGGCCGCCGGGCTCGTTATCCCTGACCTCTTGGATGGCATCGAGCGCGGATGTGGGCGGGAAGCTGACGTTGCCGAGCGGGTGATCCCCGTCGTCTATGTCGCGCGGGAAGGCGCATTCCGCATAGACGCCATGCACGGCGCCGGTGCGGAACGTGGCGGCGACGCTCGTCATGTAGCCGTCGACGTAGAAGTCGGTGGCGGTGGCGGCGTAGGTGCCGCTCACCTCGACCCGCTGCGGCTCCTCGGTAAGCGTGACGGTTTCCGTGCCCCGGTTGCCGAGGTTGTCGCGCAGGCGAATAGTGAAGGTCTCCCCTACGTCCGCACTGGACGTAGCCCAGACATAGACGGCGCGCGTCACCTTCCTGCTTTGAAAATCGGCGTCGGCATCGTGCGGGAAGGCATAGATCCAGCCGGACGTGGCCGCCGTGGTGACGCTCTCCAGCGCCGCCCCGCCCTCCAGCAGCTTGCCGGATGTGACGCGGGTGTTCGTGACGGTGCCCAGGTCGGTGTAACCGGTCAGGTCATCCCTGAAGCGCGGGTTGTCGCATTGCTCCCCGACCTCTGCGGCATCCAGGAGCCGGTGGATGATGACGCCGGCGCGCTGGTCGCACATCAGCGGCAGCCGGATCTCCGTCGCGGCCAGGACGGACATCATATCCTCGCAGGATAGGAACACAGTCCTGTCCCGCGCCATCGGGCGCACCTCGATGGATTTGATGACGCCGTACCAGAAGTCATAGGTGACGGCGTTGTACGTCACCTTGAGCCTGACCCGCTTGAGCGGCCGGAACTTCGTCCCGTAGGGGCCGCCCGCGTTGCCGGGGGAGAAGCGGCCGTCGTCGTTGCCCAGCGTCAGCGTCAGCGTGGAGATACCCGCTGCGTCCAGGTCGACCTGCCGTCCGCGCCCCTGCATGGATACCCCAGCCATACGATGGACGTAGGTGCTGATGTCCGTGCCGAACGTGCCGTCCTCGTCCAGGTCGAACTCGACGGCCCAGGTGGCCAATGCCATTAGCGCAGCTCCCCACGTAGCAGCTCGGCGATCAGCGTCGCCGCCCGCTTCTGGTCGTGCGGGCTGATCAGGTTGAATGGCGTGTGGATGTGGACGTGTGCCTCGACCGTGGCGGGCAACGCGCCGGGCCCTACGCCGCTGAACCGCTCGCCGCGGTGGACGACGGCCATGCCGGACTGCAGCACCTCGCCGCCCTCCTGAAGGCGCGGGACGCTGATCTTGGGCAGCTCCGGGATGCTCGGTATCCTGGGGGCCCCGAAGAAGCCCAGCACGTCGCTCACCGCGCCGCCCAGCGTCCGCAACGGCGACGAGAGCTTGTTGATCCCCTGGATCAGGAAGTTCGCCCCCCTCTCGATGGCCGTCAGGATGGCGTTCAGGGCGCCGGTAATGTAGCCCTTGGCGGCCCGCAAGCCGTCGCCCAGCGCCTTCGCGATATCGCCGCCCAGGCCCCGCACGGTATCCACCACGCCATTCAGGAAGCCGCTGGCCTCCGTCTTGAACGTCTGGAACGCCCCCTTGGCCCAGTCCCAGAGACCCAGGCCGGTAAAGATGGACCTGAGCGTCCCCACGAACGTCAGCTCCAGCCAGTCCAGGAAGAGGCCGAGGGCAATCTTCGCCATCTGCTTCAGGCTGTCCCAGGCGGCGCCCCACTCGCCCTTGAAGATGTGCTTGAAGAAGCCGATCAGCTCCCGGGCGAAATCGACGAGGCCCCGGAGGTAGGAGATGATGGCCTCGATCTTGTCCTTGACCACCTGCCGGAGGGCATCGAATATCTTTCCGATGATGGGCAGCTCCTCGATGGTCTCGATCACCCCGTCCACGAAATCGCTGATCGCCTCGCCGATGCCGATGAAGAAGGCGCTGATCTCGTCCCACTTGGCCAGGACCAGCACGATGGCCGCAGCCACGGCCAGCCAAGGGTTCGTCAGGAGGAGGATGGCAGTGGCCACAGCCATAAGCAGCGGCTTGTGATCTAGAAGGAACTTGCCTATCTTCTCCAGTATGGGGATGACCACGGGCTTCAGCATGTTGCCGTAGAGCAGCATGAAGGCGTCATATAGCGTATCCAGAGCATCAAGGAGCATGGGCAAGACGATCTTGGCGACCTTCCACTGAATCGCATACCATTCAATGATGTGCGGCACGATGGCCTTGATGGCTGGGATGACCTTAGTTTTCAGGATGTCAGCCACGTCCTGTAGCACGGGATAGACCTTCGTTCTGAAGATGACAAACAGCTTTTCACCAAAGCCGAATGGCCCCTTGCTCGTTACGTCAGGATCATTGAATCGCTTGAAGCCTACTAGGAAGCCAGATACGGCATCTGAAACCCATCTGACGGCTGGGCCAAGCTTGCGTTCCATCAGGTCGGCCAGCTTCGCCAGCCCATCGAATATGCCCATCGCTAGCGGCTCTATGCCCACTAGCACCCTGTTCTTGAAGCGGGTGAATTTCTGGCTCAGGCTTTCCGTCTGCCTCGCGGTATCGAGGATCGCCCCCTCGCTGCCCTCGAGGCCAGCCACAAGTTCGTCGATGGCGAAACGGCCCTCCCGGATGGCCGCCGCCATGTCGGGGCCGGCCCTGGCGCCGAACAGCTCCAGGGCTAGCTTGTTCGCCTCCGAGGCGCTGCCCGCGTTCTTGATCTGGTCCGTGACGCGCCCGAACGTCTCGATGGCCGGCTCGCCGTCCCGCGCCATCTTGCCAAGCGCGATACGCATCGACCCCATCACCAACTCGGTGTTGACGCCCTCCTTCTGGAACTTCGCGATCATCGCGGCGCCCTGGTCGAAGGTGAAGCCGAGCTGCCGCATGGGGGCGCCGTACTGGACCATCATCCGGCCCAGCTCGGCGATGGGCACGTTCGTCGCCTGGGTCGTCCTGAATAACTTGTCGAGGGCCAGGGATTGATCCGCAGCGGTTACGCCCCAGTCGCCGAATACCCGCGTGACCTCCTCGATGTTCTGAGCCAGGTCCGTCTTGGTCATGCGGGACATCTCCAGCATCTGCTTGGATAGCTGCTGGAGGGGTTTGCCCGTCAGGCCCAGGCGCGTGTTGAGGTCAGAGATGGCCGTGGAGGCGGATTCCATGTCGGTCGGGACGCCCTTGAAGACGGCCCTGAAGTCGTCCTTCAGGCCCTCCAGTGCCTCACCCGTCGCTCCGGTGCCGACGATGATCTTGTCGTAGGCCTTGTCGAAATCGGCGCCGATCTTGAAGAGGCCTACGCCGACGGCGACGGCCGCCGTGCCGACGGCGGCCAACCCAACGCCCGCCATCTTGCCCATCTTGGCGAACTTGCCGCCCAGGCCCTCAGCCTTCTTATCTATCGCGCCCAGGGCACCGCTCGCCTTGTCGACGGCGCTGATGATGAGCTCAAGTTTGGTGGCCATAATTAATTCGCAGGCATATCGAACAGGCTCTGGCGCTTGCGGCCAAACCGGCCGGGCACGTATTCATCGTCCCCCGCCGGGCCCTGCGCTATCGCCTCCCGGACGATGATGAGGCCGTCCCCCAGGATGGCGGGGAGCGCCATGAACTCCTCAAGGCTCAGGCTGACTCCAGCGGCGCAGATACGATAGGCGTCTCTGAGTCCGTGGGGGATCTCGCCATCCCTGACGAGCCGCCGGAGTCTGGCCCTTCCCCCTCTGTGCGCGTGTTCCTCTCCAGGACGATGCTTGCGGCCCAGTCCCGGGTCCGCGCATCCAACTGCGCCTTGCCCGCAGCGTCGCACGGCACGCCGTAACTCCAGGCCGCCACGCCGTACTCCACCAGCTTCTCCTTGTCGTAGGTGTCGGGCTGCACATCGGCCCGCGAGGTCCCCGACAGGTTCCGCATGGCATCCAGCGTCCCGGCGTCCATGCCGGCGACCATCTGAAGAAAGCGCCTCGTCTGGGCCTGTTCTGCCTCGTCGAGCTCGCGGCCCGAGAGCAGACGGAACTCCATCCACTGCCCGGGCTCATGCGGTATGTCTACCCGCTCCGTGTCGTCTGTGCCGACTAGCATAAGTCCTCCTATGCCGGGAATGACGCCAGATTGTTCACGACCACGATGGATGCCTGATTGGTGCTCGTAGGGTCGTATGCGCTAACAAGGTGGACACGGGTGATGAGGTTTCCGTCCCGGTCCTCGCCGCGGGACGCCATCGAGTCGCCCGCGTGGTAGAAGCTGCCCAGGAGCGAGACGGAGTAGTTGCTACCGCCGAGGGCCGCGCCGGTCAGCTTCAGTTGGACGAACCGCAGATCCTGTGCCGCCTTGTGGGTCTCCTCGTCCTGCACGAGGCTCGCGCTGTCCGGGTCGTGAACCACGTCCATCTCGATCTCCACCTCGGGCTTGGCCTGCTCCGTCTGGGTGAAGTCGAGGTCGGATCGGTTATCGAGGTAGAAGGCCGGATGAACCTGCCCGCGATAGGTCCAGCGGAAGCCGTAGACCTGGCCGGTTTTCTGGGCCGTGCCCAGCGTCGCCCAGGTATCGTCGACCCAGACGCCCCAGCGGGCGTTCGGCGCATAGACCAGAGTCGGCTTGCCAATAGCGGCCGTCTTGGTCCCCTCGACGGTTTTGCGGCCCCGCATCACCCAGCGCAGTTCGGGAACGCCGTCGTCCGTGGCGGTTATCTCGATCTCCGTCGTGTGGCCGTAGTAGAATTCCAGTTCCGCGACATCCGAGCCGCTGGCCTCCTCGAACTCGACGGTGTAGGTATCTATCGCCGGCGCCGTCGCCGTGGCGGGCGTGAACGTCCACGTCTTATCCGCGCCGCCCCCGGTCGGCGTCACCGCGCCCTTGACGCCCGACAGCAGCGGCAGGAGTATCTGCTGGAAGTCCATCGGCGTCGTCAGCTCGATCTCCGACCCGTGGCGGGTGATGACGCCCTGCCGGGGCACGCGGGCGAAGACACCCATGTCCTGATCCGTGAACTCATACACGTCCTGCTGCCAGGTGTAGCGCGCCTGCGCCAGCAGGCATCGCGTGGCGTCGGCCGCGGTGCCCGGGGCGACGGCCTCCTGGCCCACCTGGACTTTCGTTAGTATCTTGACCGCTGGTGTCGCCATCAGCTATTCCTCCGTTTCGTTCCTTGTTAGGGTACCCTGATCGCCGTGAACGTCAGGTCGTCCGTGGCCAGATCAAAGTAGACCTTGCCCGCGTCCGCCCCCGATGGCTGGTTGTAGATGCCAGTCGGGAAAGGCCCCACGTACCGCGTCGCGCTGGCCGCGATGGTGACGGTGTGGTCGGCGACCGCGAGCGCCTGGCCCCCGACGGTGATGGGGGTGATGCAGTCGAAGGTGCGCTCCGCGCCGGCGCCGTTCACCACCTTCAGGATGGTGTGGCCGTCATTCACGAAGGCGCCATCGTTGGCGCCCAATACGTTCGTCCCGGCCCCGATGTTCACGCCATCAAGGTCGATGGTGTAGATGGTCAGCTCCTGTCGTGCCATTCGTTTACTTCCTTCCTCGCCTGTTCATGGCGGCGGCCCGCGCCTCCGCGCTCCTCGCCCTCTCCTCCGCCGCCTCCGCTGCGGCCCTGGCGCTCTCGGCGTCAGATCGGGCCTCCGCCGCCTCGGACTTGGCGATCCGGCCGGCCTTCGCGTTCGCCGCCTCCTTCGCCTTCCTGGCCGCCGCCTCGCGCTCCCTGATCTCCCTGCCGGACTCGGATCGATAGAGGCCGGACGCTATCTTGGCCCTGAACGCCTCCTCGTCCGGCTCGTCGTGGTCGGCGGCTGGCGCTCCAGGGAGCCAGGCACCGTCGCCGATGTAGATCAACTTGCCCGCCATGCTCGCCTCCTAAACCGTGAAGTCCACGGCCTCCTTTACCTCGACCGCCAGGCGGAACGTGGCCGTCATGTAGGGCGTGTCGTTCCACTGGAGCGGCGTCTGATAGTCGACCCCGGTTATCAGGGCCTGTGTGGCGGTCCCGTTCAGCGTCACCCTCGAGGCGAAGGCGTCCAATACCGCCTGCACCCATTTCCGCCGTGACCGCATGGAATACTTCTTATCGCTGGGGCTGAACACGAGATTCATATCGATCTCGTGGTGTTGCTCCCGAAGGCCGCCGGCGCCATAGTCGATGCTGGTGCTCGCCTCCACGTTCAGGAAGCAGGGGTAGAGGGTTAGGTCGACCGGCAATTCGTCGGTGGCGACAGCGATATCCTTCTCGGACGACGGGGCCACCAGCGTCTCCTTCTGGATGTAGACGATCTGGTCGATGATGTCCTGTAGCTCGCTCATTGCGGCCTGTTCCAGAGCGCCTTGATCTCGGCCTCCGTATGGCGGATGCCGGTTCGGATCACTTCGTTAGCGGCCTCCTCGGCCGCCTTCATGTAGCCGACGCCCTTGGTGCCGCGCATCTTGATCTCTTCCTGTAGAGCGCGAACGGGTGTCGGGATGCCGGCCCGCTGGGCCCATTGCTTCAGGGCCCTGTAGGGCGGGCGCTTTCCCGGGCGCCGCCCGTACTCGATGGTGAAGGCGATGCCGGCCACGCGCTGCGTCGGCCGCACGCGGGCCACTAGGCCACGGTGCAGGAAGTCGACGTGTATCTGCCGCCCCAGCGTGCCCCTGCCGGCCTGTCCCTTCGATGCGCGTTGCGCCGTCTTGTGGGCCGCCTTGCCGGCGCCCTCGATGAGCCGGCTTTTCACCGGCTTGAACAGATAGCCCGATTGCAGCCGCTGGTGCAGGGCATCCAGGCCGCGCACCTGCACCGTCGTCGTGCTCGCGGGCATCAGACGGCTATCCTTCGGAACGGCGCCAGGAACATCCTGACGTCGGGATCGAGCCCCTTGTAGACCTCGATGGTGCCGAGGCCGGGCTCTTGGATGATGGTGGAATACGACGTGTCACGGCGTTTCCAGATGCGGCCCGCCTGGATCAGCGTCGCCTCGACGATTTCTGGGACGTAGACGAATCGCGAGATGGCCACATCCTTGAGGTGGATGGCGGCCGTCGTGCCGTTGACGCCCCTCGCGACGGTTAAGGTGTTGGAGTCGATTGCGGATATGTAGAGCTGTTCGGAGCCGATGAGCAGCGTCTGCCCGACCTCGAAGTTGCCGCCGTCGCCCACGGTAAGGCTCGTGGCGGCCGCGCTGATGGAGGGGTCGTTCTGGACGGTATCGCCGCTGTCCTCCGTCGCGTCGGTGTAGCCCCAGATGCCGGCTATCTCAACGAGCCGCGGCAGGCCGAGGAAGGCCGAGCGCGACCCGGCCCGCCGGTTCAGCCGCAGGGCTGTCGTCGGATCGCCGTCCTGGTCGTCCGCCCCATAGCGGATTGGCCAGTAGTCGGTGGGGTCCGTGAGCGTCAGCTCATACGTGCCGTCGGTATCCTCGTCCAGCTTGACGGCGGTGTTGGCGTCGTGGAGGAGATCGGGGACGGGCAGGAGCCCGCCCCCGTTCCCGTCGAAGTACCTCGTCGCCGTCAGGGCGTAGAAGTGTCGCCCGCAGTAGTCGTCGATCGCCCGGGACACGGCCCGGAGAACCCGGAGGATGCCCGTCTGATCGTCGGTATCGAGCGCGGAACTGTTGGCATAGGCCTTACGGAAGTGGCCCACGTCGGCATAGAGGTTGGTCATCACATCCGCCTATATCTCGCGTAAACCTGAAAGTCGCCGCTGGGGCAGTGGAGCATGTTCTTTCCGGCGTGATACTCCAGCGGCTGCCCGCAGTTGGGGCACGCCACGGGGTCCCTCTCCCGCTCCTCCTGCGCCGTGCGGCGCATCTCCTCCTTGATGGCGATCAGTTGCGCCCAGCTCACGCCGCCGCCACCGTCCCTTCACTATCCAGGGCCACGTAGATGATGTTCCACGCCACGCTGCCAGTGCTGGAGGCCGCACAATCAAGTTCAATGTCGCCCTCTGATAACAGCAGGGGTTTGGCTAGGATGACATTCCCACACAGGAGGCCGGATTGTAAGGCGTCTGACACGGTGCCCGTGATTGAGAAGATGGTGCCTACGGCCTTGCCAGTGATGTTCAGGGCGGCACAGAGGTCAGTATCGGCACCGGTGGCCGTGGGATTGAACTTGATTTTGGTGTTGTTGGCTTTGGTCTCGATGACAGTGGTGACTTCGCCCCACAGGGCGAGCAAGAGAATCTGCCCACCGGTAATCGTGAACAGCGCCCCGTCTGTGCTCTGTGGCAGCGTGGCGGTATCACGCTGGACTATCGTGCCCTGCGTGCAGGCACGTATGCTGTCCGCGTCCAATATGACGGTCATGGCTACGCCGGTTCGATGTAGGCTCCCTCTTCGAGAGGGATGTAGGTCAGAATCCAGCTAATGATGAGGCTGGCGTCGTCGCCGGTCTGCACTAGCTGGATGGCGTCCTCGGTCGCCGTCCGCCCGATGATGACTGGCGAAGACGGGAAGCCCGTTATGTTGGCCCCGACATCTATGATGGGCGTGTTGCCCGTGCCGTTCAGGATCACGGCCACCTCGCCCGTCAGGAAGTAGGTCGTGCCGATCGCGTCGCCCGTAACGGTAGTGGCCGCACACAGGTCAATGGTGTTCGTCTCCGTCTGGAGCTTGATGGTCGTCGCGCCGCCGTCTCCCGCAGCGGTGACCTGGCCCGTGAGAAGGGTTACCAGGTTCCTCCCGTAGACGGTGAAGATGTTTGCATCGGCCAACGCGGCCAGTGTTTTCTCCACCTGGATACCGAGCGTGCATTCCCGGACGGCCTCGCCAAGTGTTAGGTTGCTCATGTTCTTTTGCTCCTTCTAGCAGCCCGGGGGGCCGCCCGGCAGGCGGCCCCCCTCTGGCTTTATTCCGTTGCCGCTAGACCCCTGCCGTCGGCAGGTTCTCGGGCTGCCGCTGAACGATCAGATCGTGGACGATCGCAATGCAGATCCCGGCGCCGTCGATGGTGCATTCCACCGAGTCGTACCCGGCGTCTAGCTCATCGGCGCCGATGTAAATCGCCGCGCAGTCGTATGCCGTGGTGTCCTTCTTGGTCACGGTCGAGTTGTCGTCCAACGCAGCCGAGGCATCGCTCGTCTCGCGAGTCCAGACGCCACTCGCGACTCCGCTACAGGCGTACATCTCGTTGACCGTCGCCAGGGTGGCCTCGCTCGCCCCGGCCTTGCTCTGCTTGAAGACGATCGACTGGGCGCCGCCGTCCTCATAGGTGACGAACGTGACGCCGCTGGCGTTCTTGAGCGAGATATGCACTCCCGTTGCCACCGGGATCACGTTGAATACTCGTCCTAGTCCCTTCATTTCAGGCTCCTTTCGCCCGTCCCGGCAGGGGCGTTACTGCCTGCCAGGTCTTGGCCTGGGCGGGGGTGTTAATGCCCGCCTAGACTGGCTTCATTTCTAGCGCTCGCCCAGGGTGATGTAGGGGCTGAGTGTGTTGCTTGAGTTCTGCGGCGTGATGGCCGACTGCAGCCAGGGCCGACCGTCAACTCTTTCTATAATTCTGTAGACGGTCATATCGTTTTGGAACTTGAAGTGGGGCGAGGACTCGGCCCGCATCTCCTGGCGATCTCCCACCAGGTAGTAGCCGAAGTCGATGAATGAGATGTCCTTGCCGGAACCGGCACCGCCGACAGTCGGCACCTTCTCCGTCAGGATCAGGGGCCGCCCCAAGATGGTGGCTGGTGGGCCTGCGACGCCGTTATTCAGCCAGATGGCGCTACCGCCGGTGCCCACGCTCAAGGCCATCGTCGCCAGCTCGGGGAAGCAATCGTTGTTGGCCACCCAGACTGCCCGGCCGAGGGAGGACGGAAGCATCCGGCTGTACATCTTGACTAGGTTCTCCCAGACGATGGTGTCGGCCGGCTGGCCCGTCTCCTTGGTGACGCTGACGAGAGCAGCGGCGTTCAGGACCCCGAGGGGCTGCCCCGTGCCATTGCCCGTCATGAAGCCGGTGTCCTCAAACCAGGAAATCGCCTGGGGGAGCAGGTCATCGATCAGGGCCGCAAAGGAGACGATGCTGTCCTGTAGCAGCTCGTTCGGCACCTCGCAGTATGATGCGAGCTTGCTCGCCTCCAGAACCACGCGGCCGAACTTGGCCTCGGTCTCACCGAAGGTTCCGCCCTCCTCCGTCCATGTGGCCGTGATGCCGCCGAAGATAGTGGTGGCATGGGTGGTCTCATCGATGGCGGGGAAGGGCACTCGCTGGGAGTCCATCGGGATGATGCGCGCCCGTGGCCGCACGATTGCGGTCTCCAGCGCCACTCGCAGGAGTTCGCTTCTCAGGACTTCCGGCACTAGGAAGCCGCCGCCGGCCGGGTCGATAGTGGAGTAGTCGTTACGGATCTGCCGCCAGCGGTCCATGCCGGCCAGGTTCTGGTGCCAGATGGAGTTGAAGAAGTCGGCGGTGTCCTTGAACTCCTTGTCCAGGGGGACGCCTACGGCACGCTTGCTATAGCCGACGCCGTGGGTCGGCGTCTCCATGACGTTCGCCGTCAGGTCGGGCCGCCTGACGCCGTTCTCGATCATGAACGCCTGGAGGCCCTTCTGTACGCCGTCGTCGATCATCCGCTTGATGTCGGGGCGTGCCTTATTGACGCTCCTGACATACTTGCCGAGGAAGTCGGCTGTGGTCTCCGGGTCGGCGAACACGGCCTCGCGCCGCTTGTCGTCGGCCAGGAGCTCGGCCAGCCCCTCGCTCGTGTCCGGGATGGCATCCTTCAGGATGACCTCCGGCTTGTCCCTTTCAGGCATTGATTTATACCTCCTCAAGCGCGTACTGCGCTGCTTCTTCCCTGTCCGCTATCTGCTCGTGTAGTTGGTGCCAGTCCGGCGGATCCTGCGACCCGGCCGGGGGGACGCGCGCCAGGGATTCGATTGCCTTGCCGATTCGGGCCGCCTCCTTCTCGGAAGCCGGCTCCTCCTCTACCCCGTCGATGCCGTCGGCCAGGCCGAGCTGCACCGCCTCCTCGTCGCTGAACCAGCTTTCGTCCCGCATCCTGGCCCGCCACTCCTCCACTGTGCCGCCGGTCCTATCGGCGTAGATGCCGGCGATGTTGTCGCTCGACTTGTCGAGGATGTCGGCCATCTTCCGCATGTCGTCGGCCGGGCCAATGACCAGGCCGTGAGCCTCGTGGATCATCATCTGGCTGTGCGGCATCATCGTTATCGTGTCGCCGGCCATAGCGATGAATGAGGCCGCCGAGGCCGCGATGCCGTCGATGAAGACGGCCACCTCGGCCTGGTGGCGCTTGATCGAGTTGTAGATGGCCACCCCGTCGAAGACGTCGCCGCCGGGGCTATTGATGCGGAGCGTGATCCTGTTCGCCCGGACCTCGGCCAGCTCCCGTATGAAGTCGCTGGCAGTGACGCCGAACATGCCGATCTCGTCGTAGATGAATATCTCCGTCTCGGCCGCCGAAAGGTTCTTGATCGAGTACCAGCCCCGATCCATTTCCGCCCGATCCTGCCTCTGGCGTGCCTCAAGCGTCGCCAGAAGCAGCGGCAGGTCCGCCATCGGCTTGACCGATGTGAATCTCTGTTCCATCCCCTTCTCCTTCCGAGCCAACAGAAAGGGGCGCCCCAGATAAGCGCTCGGCTTGGATAGGCGCCCCGGCCTGTGCTATTCGGTTGTTCTAAGCAATCCCGATCATCAAGAATTAGGGCTGATTTCGGCCCTCTTCATAATCGGGGTCATTTATGCTAGTCGCTGGCCGCCTCGAAGCTGCCGCCGTGGTCCGAGCAGTGGCCCCGCGCCTCGGCGGCGGTCCATGTATCCTTCCCGTAGCGGTATGCCTGCTCGGTGGTGGTGTTCTTGGCCTTCAGGCGGCCGAAGATTATCGAGTAAATCTTCCCGTTGTGCCTGCGCCGCCCTCGGCGAAAGCTCCTCGGCTTGAAGTCATCGGGGTCGCGCAGGCGACAGGCATGTTCATTCGGATATGGCATCGCGTACCCCCTCCCTTCCGTCCGCCGAGACGACGAACGTGGAATGGCAGGAGCGGCAGGGGAGCTCCGCGCCCACCTGGACGTTTGCGCCCACGCGCCGGCCGCAGGTCGGGCAGCGTGGCCGCGCCACGATCTCCAGCGTGTCTGCGCCCTCCACTTCCGGTAGCTCCGGCATAGGTGGCGGCGTGGGCGGCGGTTCTGGCTCCTGGCCGATCTCCTCAGCCGGGACAGCCGTAACATTGGCTGGCACGTAGAACGTGCCCTCCTTGATATCCGGGTCGCGCCCCGTCGCCTCGCGGAACTCCTCAAGGGAAATGCCGCCAGCGCCGAGGTCCTTCCGATAGCGGTCGTGCAACTTGTCCACGTCCTCCTGGAGGGCCCGGATGTCCGACAGGTCGAACATCACCTCGTCGATGCCGCCGAAGTCGGGGACGACGGACAGGTTCAGCACGTCGTCCAGGTCGCTCAGTAGTGGCGTCATCGTCAGGTCCCAGAAGACGGCCCAGTCCTGTCGCTTGTTGGCGTAGGACGAGCTTTCATATCCGATCAGGAGGCCCAGGATCGAGCCGGGGATGCCGAAGGCGAGCGCTATCCGCGCCTCCTGCATGTTGTCGATCTCCTTGGGCAGGGCGTCGCGCAGGCCGCGGTTGAGTCCCGCCTGCTGATATGTGGACTCGGTATTGTCCAGCACCAGCAGCTTGCTCATGCCCTGCGGATTGTTGAACCGCTGTTCGAACTTCTCGGTAATCAGGTCCTTCTGCTCCTGGTTCAGCGCCGCCTTCGATGTCAGGATGGCGCCGGGTCCCGTGCCGCCGCGCTCGAAGAAGCCCCGCAGGAAGCCCTTCATATATTCGTCGATGTTCACGCGATCGGCGATGGCCATCAGCGGCGGCATCCCGTAGTAATCGTTGAGTGGATGTCGCGTCTTGAAGTGCATGATGTCGCCCGGGGGGATCAGTTCGGTATCGTTGCCGGTGCGGTATTCGTAGCCGGCGATGAACTTGGCGCGGTCGGGCACCACGCGCACGCGGTCGGGCCGCAGGCGCCACAGCTCGGCGATGACATCCCCCGCGCCCCGCGCCTTATAGAGATATGCGTTTCCGGCCAGGCACCGGTCCATGACGACCGTGCCCCAGAGCTGGCCGCGCGACATGAACGGGTTGGGCGCGTTGAGTAGGCGTACCAGGGAATGGTCGGGCAGCTCCCGGAAGAAGCCATCGCGGATCATGTGGTCCTTCGCCTGTCGGCGCGAAAGCCCTATACCGCACAGCTTTCGCTCCTCGGCCCTGATGGCATTGCGGAATGTCGGGCTCTGGCGCTGCCAGCGCCGCCCGACGATATGGGGCTCGGCGGCCGACGTCGCCAGCATCTCGATGCAGGCGAAGACGATCTCGTTCCGCATGTAGGCGCGGGAATACCCCTGGTAGGCACCCATATCGGATAAGGCCCCGCCCATGTTCGTCGTCATGGGGAACCGTGGCCGCTGTCCCGTTATCGGCCGCAGCGCGTTTGCGACGATGCCCATCAGATGCCGCTCACGATCTGGAACACGCGTAGGGCGAGTCCCGCCGTCAGCGCGCCCATCAGGATAAGGGCCACGAAACCGATCACGCGGATGAGGCCGATCACTATGGCCTCGTGATCATCCCTATCCAACTTCATACGAACATCACTCCCGCCTGGCCGCCCGTGGCGCCCGCGGCCAGGGCATCGATCCTCGCCTGCCATGAGAGACATGCGGCCATCGCCGCGTCGATCTTCAGTGGCGAGTCCGGACGCTCCTTCTGGATCGTCCACATGAATTCGTCCTGGTCGTCCCGAAAGTTGTGCATGTGCTTGTGGGCATTGCCGATTGCCGCAATCAGGCGCGCGTCGCCATCGTGGGATAATGCCCCTTCCTGAATCGCGGTCCGGTAGCTGAGCAGCGAGAACGCCATCTGGCGATAGCGGTTCGTCGCCCAGGCGACGACGCGCTCCCCGCCGTACCTGTTCGCCCACTCGGACAGATGCCCGCTCCAGTAGTAGGGGTCCGCGTACAGGCGCCACACCTGCCATTGCCCGAAGGCGTAGGCGACGGTCTGGTCGACATCATCGCTATTGATCCAGAGTTCACCATCCTCGCCGACGACCTCGGGCTCCCAATAGCCGATGCGCCATTGATAGCCGGTCTCCACCTCCGTCCCGATGAGGGCCGTATGATCGCGCCGCCGCGACCCGTCGAAGCCGACTGTTATCAGCGTGCCCTTCGGCACCTCATAGCCTCTCCGTCCCAGAGCCTCGAACTGCGCCCGGTCGAACGGCTTGTCCTCCTCCGCCACGATCTGGTTGAGATAGAACCGCCGCGCCATCGCCGGCGTCGTGCGGGGGTCCCGTATCTCCGCCAGAAGCCGCTCGACATCGATCCATTCGGAGTCGCCCCGGGCCGCTACGAGGCCATCGCGCAACGATTCATCGTCCCCGAGCTCGGTCTCCGGCGCCTCGAGGCAGTCGTAGAGGATGCCCGTCGCCGGCGTCAGTTTCTGCGCCACCTTCTGCCACGCCTCATAATCGCGTTCGGCGTCGGAGTCCTCGCCAGGGGCGTGCGCGTTGGAGATCGCGAGCACCCGGGATGAGCCGTCGCGCGATTTGGCCGCGTTGCGGGCGATCACCTTGCTCATCTCGTGGCCCTCATTCGAGCTGATCCAGTGATGGGTCTCGTTCTTCAGGATGAAGGTCGCCCTGCCGCCCTCAAGCGCCCGCGGCGAGCTGGTGACCGCCTCGATGCGCCTTCGCCCCTCGTCGCCGTAGATGATCTCCTTGCCGAGGTCGATTCGATGCTCTTCGCGCGCCTTGGGCGATAGCATGCCGGGGAAGATGGTCATCGTGTTTCGCGTCTGTTCCTTGGAGACGGCGGCCGTCTGTATCCAGGCCGCCATGTGGGGTTTGGCGATCGGTTCCTCGCCCTCCCAGCGGTCGAAACGACAGGGGCCAACGAACTCGATGCAGCAGAGCGCGGCCCCCAGCGGGTCCTTGCCGTGACCCTTCATGCGGCGATACATGCCATAGCGGTAGATGAACCGACCATTCTTATCTACGGCATACCAGTTGAGCACGAAACGCGCCTGCTCGTCGGTGAATATCCAAGGCTCCCCGGCATGCGGTCCATCCGGCTGCAGCAGATACTCCCGCGTCCAGCCGAGGACCTGCCAGCCCAGCGTGCGCTCGGGTATCGCGTCGGGTCCGATGCGGATGCCCTTTGGCGGGCTAGCCACCGTCATCCGCCGGCCCTCAGCCTACGCCGGTATTCCTCGATCGCCGTCACGCCTTCCCTCTCCTCTTCCGGCACGGCCTCCACGTATCGAATGCGCAGATCCCGACGCGCATCCATAGTCGTTCCCATCACCTTCTCACGCTGCCGCAATTCCTGAGCCCGATACAGGTCACCCGCGTGAAAGGCCGCCGCGATGATGGCCGTATCCTTGGCGAACTGCCAGTCCGACTTGTCCCAGAGGATGCAGTGGGGCATGGATGATATCGTTTTCCACCACTGCCTCGTGGCCATTGGCCAGGGGCGACCATTCGGCTGCCGCTGTGTGAGCTGTGGCCCTTTCCTGAAGGCACAATCGGTGACCTCGATCCATTCCTGCCGCGGCCTGACCCGATGCCTAGTCTGTTCCTTCGGCTTCGGTTTAGGTCCCGTTACTGGCAAATTGCGGCCTTCCCCAAACTTTGGAACTTAAACCGACAGGCGCATGCG